CCTAGCAGCCCTACTTGGACTTGGTTTGAAAATAGAACAGGTACAAGTGTGGGTAATTTAGATGCTTTTCTTTTTATATCAACTCAATCAGCAACTGCAGATCTTAGTCAAGGAAGTTATTTTACTTTATCTTTATCTGGTGCTACTACATTTTCTTTTTCAAATCCTCCTGCTTCAGGAAAAGCCTACTCTTTTGCTTTAGAGGTAACAACTTCAGGAGACTATGCAATTACATGGCCTGACTCAATAAAGTGGCAAGGTGGTAGTGCTCCTGCTAATACAGCATCAGGAGCAACAGATTTGTACACATTTATAACAGTAGATGGTGGCACTACATACTTCGGTAAAAAAGCTTTAACAGGAGTAGCATAATGTCACTTAGTAAAATGATAATGGGTCAGTCTGGAAATCAAGGTTCAGGTGCAACTTTAGATGTAGACGATGTTTATAGCACTCATGTGTACAATGGCACAGGTTCTGAATTAAGTATTAATAATGGTTTAGATTTAAGCGGTGAGGGTGGTTCTGTTTGGATAAAACACAGGACTTCAACAGGTAACCATCATTGGTTTAATACTGAAAATGGTCGTGCATTAAACCTAATGCCAAATCAAAATACTGTTCAAACAAGTACATCAAGCCAAGACTTAAAATCGTTTAACAATAATGGTTTTACTTTAAAATATTTGTTAATGGTCATGAAAGTTCTAGCACTCAGAATGTTTAAACCTATCAAACTGCCAACAGTCAATTGACCATTCAATGTCAATACTGCACCTAATGAAATTATAGCAACTGTGAGAAGACTAGTCAAAGTCATGTCAAGGTGTGTGTTAGTATATTCTTTAAAATTAAACACTGTGCGATATTGATTCAGTATCCATGCAATCAACACAAATCCTACAATCAACAAACCTATCTGCCAAGACATAGAGAATATAATGGCAAAGAATACCAATTGAAATGGTGCGTCCAGCACACCCGAAATTATACTGCTCTTGTTGGTCATATCAATTGTTTGTAAACTTTTACTGACTTCCATAGGCATTTGTTTTTCTTGTTGTACTTTTTCTTTCATTGCTAATAAAAGTTTGTGTGACTGTTTGTACAAAAAAGAAGACAGTAGATTTTGTCTGTTCTGTCTAAACACATATTCAAACAAGATGCAAAGTATCGCCCCTAGTGTAAGTGTGACCAATGTACTGATGACTCCACTTGATAAAAATTTGTTCAATACTAGGATTACGTAAAATGCTGGCACTAGAGCCAAAACGGTAATCAGTAAACTGCTGATCAACAACAGAGTGGCTGTTCGTGGTTGTGAGAATAGGCTCTTAAAAAACTGTTTCATTATGTGTGTATTTAACTGATTATTGGTTGATTGAACCAATCAATTTGTGGATATTGTATCTTTGTAGCAATAGATCTAACTTGGCATTCTTCACAGCCACTTCGCTGTTGATTTCTGCTGTCTTCATTGAGAACACAGCCAATAGTGGAGAATTACCTGCTTTGAAATCTTGTAAAGTTAATGCGTACATCTCTTTGTTGATCTTGTTGCTTCTTTCAAGAGTCTTTAAGTTTTTCTTCATGTTTTTGAAATTAGTCCATAAACTCTTAACTTGATTGTTGATGTTTTTTGCTGTATCTTTGTAGGTCAACTCCATGGCTTGTTCTCTGTGTTTAGCCGCCTTGTAGTCTGAAGTGTTCTTCCAACCATTGAACAGAGTCCAACGCATTGTGACATCGAAACGCCATTCTGATTTGGTAGATCCATAACCGCCACCTAGATCATTTTGATAGTCTGTGTAACTTACAGTTGAATCTATTGTGGGTTTGAATTCGTTCTTCATGTTTTTTGTGGTTAGACGTGCTATCACTTTGTCGTAGTCTGCCATTCTCAAACTCTTGTTGCCGTTGTAGTTCTTAGGATTGTTTGGCAACTTGCCTAATAAATCTTCATTGGGCATAGGAAACTTATCTGCTTCAGGTGGATTGAATCCCCAAACTTTTACAAAATTTTCTTTGGCAATTTCATATTGTATCTTGCTCTGTGTTGTGATTGATTCATAAGTTCTGAACTGCTGTTCAATCTGCAACTGTTCCATTTTGGATGCTTCACCCTTTTTGACCTTTTCAATGGTCATTGCCAATGCCTTCTTGGCATTGTCTTCTATTTTCAAATTGGCTTGGTATGTGTTGTAGTTCTTAATCATGTTGATGTACACCGTGACACCTTCCACAATCACATCTTCTATTGTAAGTTCAAGATTGATCTGTGCTTTTTGTGAATTACGTTTTGCAATATCCACTGCTGTGTCTGTTCTACCACCGTCCCATATCAATTGAGTCAACGTGATTGATGCTTTTGTGCCTGACTTGTTGGTGTTGGAAATGGATTCTGCACCACTGCTCTGTGATGGTGTTCTGTCGCTTTCTTCATTGTGTCCGTATGTGATACTAACATTGGGATGATACATGGACTTGGCACTTTTTAGATCTTCCACACTGGCTTTGAAATTCTCTTTTGCCGCCTGCACTCTGTCTGACTCTGCAATTAGTTTTGGTAACATCACATCAAGTGGCAGTATCTCACCGTCCTTGACCTGAATGATTGGTGCTTCTGGCAGTGCTGTTTCATCAACAAATTTTTCCACATTCACTTTTACCTGTGGAGTGCCTTCATCACTTTTCACAATGGTGATGCCCGGCATTGGTTTGCTCTCAATGGAGGCACTGATAACCTTGCCGTTCTTGCTCACACAATTTTTTTGAATGTATGTGTCTGTTTCTTCTATGATGCTACACTTTAAGTCTTTTTCAGCACCCAACGAAACAGTGCCACAACCTAGTAGTATTGTGGTTAATGCTGTGGTTATTAAAAATTTATTCATAATATACTCATATTTATCATTACGTACTAATCACTACTTCTGATATCAGTGCTGATTCTGTTTCAATCAGGGCATAGTTGATGTTATCAAATGCTGTGTTGGCACTGAGGTCAAGATATGCATTGTAGTCAGTGGTGTTGGTGACTGTGACTGTGTTGCTGGTCTCCACAGTCCAACTGTTACTATCATATGTGACCGGTGTTATTTTTAAATAGTAATCTCCTGTGGCATCAGGATCCTGTGCCAGGTAGTCCACAGAGTCATCCAGGATCTTGATCTTGTCCAGATTGAACGTGTCTGTCGTTTCCCATAAGTCTCCATCGCCGTCTGCATCGTATCCTATCACTCCATAGTGATCATCTATACCATTCACGTCTGCGGAAGTGTCCATGTCTGTGTTGAATGCCCAGTAGGCTGTGTCTGCCGAGTCGTCCCACACAAAGTCGATGTGATCCATACCACCGCCGATGTACACATTGTCGCCTAGGTGATATGCATCCACTTTGGTGTAATTGTTTTGTGCTACGTAATCTGTTCCGCCGTATGATGTTTTAAATTTCGGAAGGTATTCTTCATCTATGGTAATCCTGCCATTGGCGTATGAGGAATTGTAGGCCTCATTTTTCATGAACTGGTATAGGTCAGCCGAGTGTTGACCGTAATGAGTGCCGCCGTTGGTAGTGTGGCCCGAACCGTTGTAACTATCCATCATGTAGTTTCCGTCCAGGTAGGCTATGAATGTTCCTTCGTAACCTGTGTTCAAAGCATCACCTCCCCATTCCGCCAACACGTTACCTGCTATGAGATTACCGTCACCCAATCTTGAGTCTACAAATTTTCCCGGTGCTGGTGGATATCCTGATATACTGCTTAAACTATATGCACTACTGGCATTCGAAAAGTCCACATACTCTCCGTTGGTACCTCGTTGATGAGAACCACCGCTTCCGCCTCCACCGTATATCTGATTGGTCTGATCCACATCGCTGTCCAATTCTCTGATCAATGTCTGTAGGGTGCTGTTGGCTCCGTTGTCCCAATGCATATTTTCACCGTGCATCAACAACACACCACCCATGCTGAGATAATCCTTGATGGCTGTGTTGTCACCGTTGGTTATGGTTTTATTAAAGTTAGTGCTGTCACCAGTTTGGTCCGAACCAGGACCCCATCTGTTGTCCACTGTAACATCTATAATCATCATGTATTTGGATAGTTCTGCGTTGGTGTATGTGTCCAATCTGCCCCAGTGATTACCACCGTCGGTCACATTGAAACTCCAACCTGTACCGTAGTTGTCTTCCAGCACGTCTATCACATCCTGTCTAGTACCCGAGTTGAACTCTCCAAACACCAATACATCTTGCTGAGACCATGCGTTGTTCATTGTCATGTCTTTGCTGTAATTGTCACCCCATTCTGTTTTCAAGGTTCCGGTGCCTACTGCTTTGGTCAATATTGTTCCGTCATCTGTCACAGTCAACACAAAATTTATCTTGGCATCATCTGTGCCATCAGACGCTCTCACTGTCACATTGTAGTCTACATCTGATGAGTGTTCTTCAAATGCACTTGCTAATGTGATCACACCATTTTGATCAATAGATAGTTTGCCGGTTTGATCCACTGTCAAACTGTATGTGATTGAATCACCATCTGCATCTGATGCCGATGCTGTGGCAATCGTTGATCCCACACTCAAATTCTCAGACTTGGACACATTGCTAATAGAATCAATTGTTGGTGCTGAGTTCAAGATCAACATAGGAGCATCTGTTTCTGCTTCAATTACTTCAATATCCTCTTCTTCGTTGGTTTCTAAATTTATGATGGGCGGGAAATTAAAATCATTTGTGTCTTCGTTTTCATTAGCATCAGGCTCAAAGAATGCTACAAATTCTTCTTGGAACACTTCGTCATTCATCATAGGCTGATTGAAATCTTCCACTTTAACTTCTTCAATTTTTTCTTCTTCAATCTTGGGTTCATCTTTCTGTGCATCTTCAAACACATTATCTTCCACCAACATTGGTTCTTCTTCGAAATTCTCAGGAGCAAATTCTTCTTCTATCTGGTTGACTTCCTCTTCCATTTTTTCTTCAAATATATCTTCTTCCACAGGCATTTCTTCAACAGGTGGCTCTTCCTCCAACAGTAGAATTTCTTCTTCCATTTTTTGTTCCATTTCTTTTTCCATTTCTTCTTCTGGTGCTTCCTCAAATGGATCTTCAATAGTTTCTTCTTCTTTGATCTCTGCTTCTACTTCTTTGGCAACTTCTTCTTGTATTTTTTCTTCAAACACTTTTTCGGCTTCTGCCACTGCCTGTTCAACATCTGCCACAACTTCTTCGCCAAATTCTTCTTTGATCTCTTCAAAGAACTGTTCAAATTCTTGTTCTATCTCTTGAATCTGTTGTTCAACCTTTTCAAACTTTTGTTCAACCTCTTCTGCTTGTTCCACAACCTGTTCAACTTTTTCTTCCACAGCCACAGCCTTTTCTTCAACAGCGGCAAGTTCTTCTTCTAACTCTGCTTTTTCTTCTTCAGTGATATCTTCGTCAGCCAGTTTCTCTTCTAACTCTGCTTTTTCTTCTTCAAGTTGTTCAGCCTCTTCTTCAAGTTGTTCCTTTTCTTGTTCCAATTCTTCTTTTTCTTTTTCTAATTTCTGTTTCTCTTTTTCAGCCTCTTTGGACTGTTTGTTTTTCTTAGATGTTTTCAATGTAGTTTTGTTTGTGGCAATTGTTTTAGCAAACTTTTTCAACACAATATCTTCAGGTATGATCACCGGAATTGATGGAGCCTCCACAGCACTGGTAATTGTTGTGCCTTGGAATGCTTCTGTCAACAACACAGAACCTGAATCATTTGACACCATGATTTGTCCCACAGTGCCATCCTCGTTTGGTAATAGAATTATTTCATTGTCTTCACCATCTTGATTGGCTCTTCCAGCCACCTGCGTTCCTCTGACACCTATTGTTAAAACAGGAGTGGTCACAGTCATTGCATCGGCACCAACCTTGGCAACATTACCTGACACAAAAGAAAATCCGCCACCCAACACGTTGGCATTCATTGAACCTTCTGTGGGTGTGTCTGGATCATACACAAAATCATCTATGATCATTCTTGCACCAGACTCCAATGAAAGTGCTGTGTCGTCCTTAAATGTGATACCCACATTGTATTCTCCAACCTCAACCAAGTCATTGAGATAGATGAAGTCACCTACATTCAGTTCAATCTGTTGACCTGCTCTGGTCACTGTGATTGGTCCACCTGTCAGTGTGATCTCACCTATGGCTTGTGGATCTTCAAAGCCTAGGTAGTCATTGGGTTGGTAGGCAGATAGCAGGGACACTAACTTGGGGGTAAGTTTTGAACCTTGCGGTGATACAAGAGTTGGCAAGTGTTCAAAGTAGTCTTTGAGCAACACTGAATCAAACTCCGTGGTGATTAACAAATCCTGGCCCTGCACAGAGTACTTGCCATGGATTAGAGTAGATCCGTCTAATGTGATTTGTGTTTGTTCACTCGTATTGAGAATGTTCATGTGTCGCACTTGCCCCCGCTAATTGCTTCTAATATTTAAAAAACTAGCAGTTAATATTTTCTACGCATTTAATTGGAAATGTGTGCAAATTGAGGTTTCTTGTTCCATTGACATTTCAAAAATTTTATTGTACAATAAGGATTCAGTCGAGACATCGCAGATTTATATCTGAGGAAAGTCAGGACACTGTTGAGAGTGCGAGTTCAAATAGAGAGTCTTTATGCTCAACCATGACTCAGGGTAGAACGCAAAGATAAATGATGTCATAGAACAGAATCCTGCTTACGGACTGAAAATGTTGGCCCTTGGTGAAATGGTATCACAACGGTTTTTGGTACCGTTATTTGAGGTTCGAGTCCTTGAGGGCCAGCCAAGGTCCTTTGGTGTAGTGGTTAACACGTCCGCCTGTCACGCGGAAGATCACGGGTTCGAGTCCCGTAAGGACCGCCAAAAAAACCTTCGTTATAATATGTACACTTGACTTTTTTGCTAATTAAGTCTATAATAAATTCATAAAAACATGGAAGACAAAAACTATAAACCAGTTAATACGAATAAAGTCGGCGAAAACAAATCTCCATTCAAAGGAGTGTTAGGTTGGCTGGACAACAGACTGCCAATATTTAGAATGTTCAAGATGGAATACTTGGATTTCCAAGTGCCTAAGAACTTGAACTATTGGTGGAGTTTTGGAGCGATACTTACATTTTGTTTGCTGGGACTAATCATAACAGGACTTGTACTTGGTATGCATTACAAACCTAGTGTGAACGAAGCATTCTCTAGTGTTGAACACATCATGAGAGATGTCAACTACGGTTGGCTGTTTAGGTATCTGCACATGAACTTGGCATCATTCTTTTTTATTGCTGTGTACCTACATATGTTTAGGGGACTATACTTTGGTTCATACAAAGACCCTCGGCAACTGATGTGGATCATAGGAGTGATAATTTATTTCCTTATGATGGCAACTGCTTTCCTAGGTTATGTTTTACCTTGGGGACAGATGAGTTATTGGGGAGCAACTGTGATAACCAGTTTGTTCTCGGCAATTCCTTTTGTGGGTGACATGATTGTAACTGCACTTTGGGGAGATTATTCTGTAGGTGATGCTTTCTTAAATAGAGCATTTGTATTGCACTGGTTGATTGCGTTTTTGATTGTAGGTGTTGTGGTGTTTCACGTGATAGCACTGCACATGACAGGATCAAACAATCCTATGGGCGTTGAGCCTAAGGACACAAGAGACACAGTATCGTTTCATCCTTACATAACAATAAAAGACCTTTGGGCATTTTTAGTTTTCATTATATTGTTTTTTGGATTTTTATTTTACTTGCCTAACTATCTAGGACATCCAGACAATTATATAGAAGCCAACCCTTTGGTTACTCCTGCACACATTGTACCTGAATGGTATTTCTTACCTTGGTATGCAATTTTAAGAGCAATACCTGATAAGTTAGGTGGAGTAATTGCAATGGTATCAGCAATAGGAGTAATTGGTTTACTGCCTTGGTTAGATACATCTAAGATAAGATCATCAGTGTTCAGACCTATTTGGAAACAATTTGTTTGGATACTTGTGGCAGACTTTTTCTTATTGATGTATGTAGGAGCCATGCCAGCAGAAGGTATATTCATTCTGCTAGGTAGAATAGGAACAGCATATTGGTTCTTGTTTTTCCTAGTCATTGCACCTGTGGTAGGCTGGACTGAAAAACCTTTGGCTATCCCAGACTCTATACACACCGCGAACAAACTTCCTGTTAAAAAAGAAGATTAGGTCCCATCGTCTATCGGTTAGGACACATGGTTTTCATCCATGAAAGCGGGGTTCGATTCCCCGTGGGACCGCCATTAAGGTAATGTGGCGGAATGGTTACGCGGAGGATTGCAAATCCTTTTATCCCAGTTCGATTCTGGGCATTACCTCCAAGTTGAACGAATAAATTATAATATATGAAATACAATGCCAAAGTAGTAGACAATTTTATGCCTGCAGAAATGTGGCAAGAGTTCAAAACTTACATCAAACAAGAACTTAACAATGGTGGTTGGCGTCATGCCCATAATGATTACCAAGAGTTAGACATTCTTAATCTTGGAGCAGGACAAAAACTTGCTGTTGGTACAGAGGCTAATTTTAAATTAGAAAAGAATGATGATATGTTTTACAAACCACTGTCTGCAGAATGGAAAGATAGAATTGTGCAATTCATGATTGACAAAAAGTATTGGACAAGAAAGCCTAAAGAGGGTTCAACTTTTCATCTTCATGTGCTATGGCCTCTCACATCAACCAAGTATCATTTGGATCAAGATGCCGCGGCAACGTTCTATATAAATGAGGATTGGGACTATAATTGGGGAGGTCAATTGATTTGGAAACACATCAATGACACTGTGGGAGAGTATTTAGAAATCAGACCAAATAGGATTATATTTTTAAAAAATGATGTGGAACACAATGTTACCACAACAGCAATGGAGGCAGATAAAAGACTGACTATACAGATGTTTTTTGATGCAGAAATTTATAATCCTGATTTGTTCACAGAAGCGGGCGTGGTTCAATAGCAGAACGACACGTTGCCAACGTGTAGACGACGGAGCGTAACCGTCCGTCCGCTCCAAGATAAATAAAGTATATGTTTAATTGGTTAAAAAAATTAGTTCAGAAAAATCAGGCTTTGTTGTTAAAACCTGAATGGGAAGTAAAAAAGAAGTCTAAGCCTAAAAAGAAAAAGAAGAAGGCTAAGAAAAGAAAAAAAGACCCATACAATGAACCTTGGAACGGAATAGTGTAATGCCAAGAAGAGGCCCTGCATTAGGAGATCCAACTGACTTCAGTTATAGAATCAACAAAGTAACCAAGATTGTTGACGGTGACACAATCGATGTGTTATTGGACATGGGTTTCGATATAAAATATCAAAGCAGAGTTAGACTGTTTGGCATAGACACACCAGAATCAAGAACAAGAAACAAAGAAGAGAAAGTAAGAGGTTTACTTTCCAAAGCATATCTAAAAGATGCAATCAAGAAAGCAAAGAAACTGACAATCAAAACACACAAAGGTTCTGAAACAGGTAAGTTTGGTAGAATACTTGGAGAGATCTTTGCTGACGGAATCAATCTTAATTTAAAAATGTGTACTGAAGGTTATGCTGTTCAATATTACGGACAGAACAAAAGTCTAGTCGAAGCAGAACACATGAAGAACAAATCCAAATTGATCAAGAAGGGTGTGCTTAAAAAATAATCTTTGGCAAACCTATCACTTGATTAATTCTAAAAAATAATTTATATTAATGAAGAAGTTGATTGTTTTATTGTCCATGATTTTCTTAACGGGTTGTGCTGTACAAGACTGTAAATTTAATCCGCAAGTAGAATTAGAAACATCAAATAATGAATCTTCTTCAATGTTAAAAGACATTAAGGACAGAGCACAACCTGGCGGATTATGGACTTGTAAATACTGATGACTGAAATTTTCTTATTACTATTTTTATTTGCACTCAAGCACGGCATCTGTGATTTGGCTCTTCAAGCCATCTATTGTAGACCCAGCCACAAACACAATTTGTTTTCACCCAAAGCAGGATTACATTCCTTGCACCACGGCGTTGGAGCATTCATGGTACTGCTACCATTCATACCGATATCTTACGCACTAGGTTTGGCTTTGATAGATGGACTGAGTCACCATGTGATTGATCATACCAAGAGCACACTGGTAAAGAAATATAATTGGACTCAGGATGGAAAAATGTATTGGGTCGCAACCACAATAGATCAGAACTTACACTTTACAATTTACTTTTTGATTTGTCTTCTTGCTGTATAATCAACTTTTCAAATATTTCATAGTGTGAAATTATTGTGTCCTCAGGTATAGGCGCACCAAATAAATTTAATGCTTTACCTTTAATCTTCTTTTTAATGTACAAAGGATGTGACTTTAAATTGATGATGTTGTTGTGCATTAGAATCCTTCAGCAAACATAACCTTGGCATCTGGAAAACGTGCCTTCACAATGTTCATGGCTTCTGAGGCAGTTCTACCCTCTTCTGCCACTTTCATAGGTGCTTTGTGTGGAAGTGTTACCCAAAAATAATATGTCTTCATAGTGCGTGGTGCCGCTTCACGGATTCGAACCGCGGACCTACTGATTACAAATCAGTTGCTCTACCAACTGAGCTAAAGCGGCTTATTCAATATTACCCGACACTGTGATTCTGTATTCATCTGATGTATAAAAAGGTGAAACAGAATGATTCATGTTGCCAGGAAATAATATTAACTTATTTTCATAGGTTTTGTCAACCGGAATAATTTGATTTCTAATAGTGCCTAAGGCATCTGTGTAATGAAAATGAAATGCTGGTAATCGTTGAATGTTTCTATTTGAATAGTCTACGTGCTGTCGTTCCTCTTCTATTGTGTAAGGTACTTTAATCCATAGAGCAAAACTGAACAAACCATTATGTGTGTGATTGCCAAAATATTCATGTTTGCTCTGATAATTTACCCAAGCATTCTTTAAATTGAATTCGTTTTGTGTTCTATCGCCGTGTGCAAACACTTCACAATATTTCTTACACAAAGGTTGAACTATGGTTTGGAGTGCAGGTAAAGATGTTTGCAGGGCGAAATTGTTTTTTAAATTGCCTGCGTTGCCCAGTTCTTCCACAGTTGAATTTGCGAAATCTTTTTGAATCTGTTCGATTTCCTGTTTGATAGGATCTATTTCGTTTGGTTCCAATGTGGCTGATATGAAACCTTGATTAGGAAAATTGGAATATGATGTGTCTTGCATACATTAATTTATCATCCGCCGGCTGTTGAACCTAAGAGGAGTTGGCGCTATCGCCACCAACTCCGGACTCTTAAGCAACTGGGTTCGCTCCCATACACCTTCCTGTCGGTGCGTTGCCGGCCCTCTATGAGGAAATTTTAAATGCCTGGCCTAGTTCGGCTCTATCTTTTGTTTAAACAATAATGTACTAAACTTCGAAATCCCAGGCGTACATAAAACCAATTTAAGATTTCTAGAACTAAGGTTACACTTAACATTCCTACAAGGAAGAACATAAAACCCATTAAAATCAATGCAATAATAGTATAGTACAAAGCATCATTAAAAAACTTTACCATATCAATACCACTGCTGTGATTATAAACAAAACAAATGCAAACAGAATGGCTGAACCACAACTCCATTCAATAGTTTCTTTTTTGTTTTTTGGTTTTCTAATTTTAATTTTTTTCATCTAATTCTTTTATTTCAACTGGTTCAACCGGATACTTGTCCGCAACTCTTTTTTCTTCTTCGTAAGTAATTGGCACTTCTAACACAAAAGTTTTGTTGACTTTAGGTGCACAACCTACTATAATAGTCATTAAGATTAATAAGACATACATCTTCATACAATGTATTTAAACATTATATGGTATTTGTAACCAAAAGTCAACCGAAATAAATATAAGGTGATGTCAAAAGATATGGAACGTAAAATTATATTGATAATGTTGTTGTACCTAGTGTTTTTAGGACTGTCTGGCTGTATGGCAACACCAAAAGCAAGTACCAAAACAGCAGAGCAACCAAATATAAGTGTATATAATGGCACATTATCTAAGATGCTTGGTTGTATCTTTGCACCAGGTGAGTGTGAAAAATTAAAAAAACAAAAGTCACAAGAAGATTTACAGGACGAAATCACACAAGAGATGATGGAAATGGACGAAGATATTTCCAAAGACAATAAGTAATAATATATGTACAAAATATTAATACTTGCTTACCTAATAGGTCAATCACCAATAGAAACCCAACAAACTTTTCAAATGGGACAAACTTTCAACACAATGGAAGAATGCAAAGCAGAACTTCTTAAAAAGGATCCTGTGAGAGATACCTATGATGTATTATGGGAATTTGTGAATGATATGAATTTCAAATACGATTGGTTGATGGCTGGTTGTAAGAATGATGAAACAGGTGAAGAATTTCAAATTGAACCTTCCTATCCTAAAGGTAAACCAGACGAATTACAAAATCTAGAATTTAGTGGACAACTAAAAGTTTAATCTTTTAAATTATTTTTGATTGAGTCAACAGTTGCGTCAGCAGATATACTGACTGATGGTACCATGCCATTGCTTTTGATTACCTTCTCACTCATTACCGTAACAGAAGTTGGTTGGAGTATTTTAGAATCACTACTCATTACTCCACTGAAGTCCTCCGATACATTCTGATCGAACTCATCTAGTATTTGATCTTCTGTGAAAGTTGTGTTGTGATCAACAGTGATACGAACTACTGCTTCTATCTCTGTTTTAAATTTTGAGGTTGACCTTTTGCCGAACATATCTAATATTACAACAAAAGGTCAACAAAGTCAAGTTATTCTTTTTTGTCTTCTGGTTTGTCTTTTTTCACTTCTTCAAACTCTGCGTCTACAACTTTTTCATCCTTGCTGTCGCTTGACTCTTCAGCAGGTTTTTGTTCTTGCTGAGCCTGTTTGTAAACTGCTTCACCAAGTTTCATAGACACTTCAGTCAATTTAGCCACTGCTGTTTTTATTTTCTCTGCATCATCTGACTTAATTGCTTCAGTTACATCAGTTTTGGCATCTTCAATTGCCTTCTTTTCTTCTGCAGATATCTTATCGCCGTGTTCTTTCAACTGCTTTTCTATTTGATGTGTTAAAGTTTCTGCTTGGTTTTTAGCATCTACCAATTCTCTTTTCTTCTTGTCTGCTTCTTTGTTGGCTTCTGCTTCTTTAACCATCTTGTCGATATCCTCTTCTGATAATCCGCCGTCTGCCTGGATTGTGATCTTCTGTTCTTTGCCAGTGCCTTTGTCTTTTGCACTCACACTCACAATACCATTTGCATCAATATCAAAAGTTACTTCTATTTGTGGTACTCCTCTAGGAGCAGGTGCTATTCCTTCTAGGTTAAATGTGCCTAACATCTTGTTATCAGACGCCATTTCCCTTTCACCCTGCGTTACTCTTATAGTCACAGCCGCTTGATTGTCTTCTGCTGTTGAGAACACCTGACTTTTCTTTGTAGGAATTGTTGTGTTCTTCTCAATCAATTTGGTTGTCACTCCGCCTAGTGTTTCAATACCTAGTGATAATGGTGTTACATCTAACAGCAACACATCTTTGACATCACCTTGTAGTACTCCACCTTGTATTGCGGCACCAAGAGCAACCACTTCATCTGGGTTAACTCCTTTGTGTGGTTCCTTGCCAAAGAACTCTTTGACAGTTTCCTGTACTTTTGGCATACGTGTCATACCACCTACCAACACAACTTCACTGATATCACTTGCACTTACTCCAGCATCTTTCAATGCCTGTTTGCAAGGAGATAATGTTTTTGCTATGAAGTCACCAACCAGCATTTCCAATTTGCTTCTTGATAATTTCATGTTGATGTGTTTAGGTCCTGTTTTGTCTGCTGTTATAAATGGCAGATTAATGTCAGTCTCCATTGTGCTAGACAATTCTATCTTGGCTTTTTCAGCCGCCTCTCTAACACGTTGTACTGCTAAATTATCATTTGCCAAATCTATTCCATTGTCTTTCTTAAATTCTTTAACAATGTAATCTGTTAATTGTGCATCAAAGTCTTCACCACCCAGTGATGTATCACCATTTGTGGACTTAACTTCAAACACACCGTCACCTAATTCTAAAATTGAAACGTCAAATGTTCCACCACCTAGGTCATACACAGCAACCAAACCTGACTTTTTCTTATCAAGTCCATATGCCAATGCCGCCGCTGTTGGTTCATTTATAATTCTTTCAACTTCGAGTCCAGCAATTTTACCTGCGTCCTTTGTAGCCTTACGTTGGCTATCATTGAAGTAAGCCGGAACAGTGATCACTGCCTTCTTAACCTCTTGACCCAAATATTTCTCTGCTGTTTCTTTCATCTTACGTAAAACGTTCGCAGATATTTCTGATGGTGAATAATTTTTGCCATTGGCTTTTACCCAAGCATCTCCTTTATCTGATTTAACAATTTCGTAAGGTAGTGTTTTGATATCTTTTTGTACAGAGTCTCCTTCAAACGTTCTACCAATCAATCTCTTTGCCGCAAAAATTGTATTCTTTGCGTTGCTGACTGCCTGACGTTTTGCAGGTGCACCTACTAGTATTTCTGAATCACTATAAGCAACCACACTTGGAGTGGTTCTCGCACCTTCTGTATTTTCTATTACTGTGGCTTTTGAGCCTTGCATAAGTGCTACACAACTATTGGTAGTACCTAAGTCTATTCCTATTATTTTACTCATTCTCTTGTCCTCCTGTTTAAGCAAGTTCAATAATACTATAATATAAGCATTGATCCCTAAATGTCAAGTGCTTTTGGTAAATTAATTTACAATTTCTTTTTTGGTAGGACATTTATGTTCCTTAACCATGATGATGCTGTCCACTGTCAATTTTGGTTCATTCTCCAGCAAACATTCATAGGCATCCTCCACATCCATGGCATATACTTCATATGCTTCATCAGGACTGGTGTACAAATAAAATATGGATATTGGGTAACCTATACCTTTAGTTCTGTGGAGTTCCTTGTGCATCAAAACTTATATATAGCACACACGCCATAGGATCGTTTGGTAATGACATAATGACCGCTCTTTCATTGTTATCACCAACAAACTGCATGATTGCAAATACCACATCACCGTTTGACTGTGCACCACGTTTACCAAAAGATATCTCAACCAATTTTAAACCATGTTGTATTTGCACTTTGTCCAGTATTGCTTGATGTGGTCCGCACACCACTGGAACATCTTGCCATCTAAATGGCTCTGCTAATTCCGGTAAACGGGTATGGTCGGCCTGGGTAGGCACATAAAAAAATAGGAGCATGAAGGCTCCTAATAGGATAGATTTCATTATAAAAGTATTTATTGAAAACTACTTCTTTTTCTTTTTCATTGTTTCCCTACGTCTCCAAGCCTTGGGTGTGCTTGTTTTTGGTGGATCCCAGAACGCATTTCGGTTGCCAACACCTAAATCTTGACTGGTTACGCCATAAGGTATCTTTTCTATCTTGCCACCTTTTTTGAGGAACTCTTGCATCAAACGTTCGTTTTCAGCCTTCTTGTCTTCTGTAGGTCTTTCGTCGTCTTTAGAAAATTTGTAACTTCTCATTCTTTCCTTTACTATTAAATCCAGAAAGAATAAAAAAGTTTATGCTCTGTTCTGGATAGCGTCTATTATCGACTGCCATAATAGTTTAGCAGAAACAATTATTTGATCTGCCCATTCTGGCTGTACCAAGTATATGTACATCGCAATAGCACCGATTATCATGCCTTTTATCATATTGCCTTCCTGTTGCCTTTTCTAACATTAACATATTTTATCATCTATGTCAATCCTTTTTCTTTGTTGGTTGTTGTGAAACTGGATCAGGTATTTCTTTTATGCCTGTTACTTTCCATTCTGGAAATCTATTTTCAATATCTTTTCCATTTTCACTATACACAAATGTTTCAATAGTGACATTATCTCTGGTCATTGTAAATTGATATGCTTTCATCTGCCTCTCATGTAGTTCTTTTTATAAAATTTATAAAATGCTTTGTTCTGAAAAAATTTTGCTATGTCTGAAGCAGGCACTTGATCAGTCACAATACATTCTGCAACCTGTTCCCATTCATGTTTGTATGGCTCTTGGAAATCATCTTTAATAATTTTAATTAATTGTTTGTTAGATATCTTCTTAGCCATTAGTGTAAAGTCTCCTTAATCACACCTTCTTGGAATGGCTGTATATCTTTTGCCATATCAAAGAAAGTTTTTAAAAGTCTTTCATAATCTTCTCTTGGTAGTGCTGACCTATAAAGTCTAAGTCCTAATGCAACAAATGTACTTGCCACCATCTGTGGATCGTTATCAACTGCTCTTGCTACCATTTCTGCAAACAGTTCATCATACATCTGTTGATGTGTGTCTTGAATGCCTAGTTTCTTTTTAATGTCGTCTGACATTATTTTACACTCCTTTTGTGACTTTCAAAATTGTTCACAAACACTCTAATCAATCTAGATAGATCTGCTTCTTCTATCTGTAATGTTCTTGGATTTTTAAAACTTACAACACAGTCATTCACTTTTGCAAATGTTTTATTCACATCGTCCCTAACAATAGCGTCATCTGTGTGCTTTCTCCAATCGTGTGAACTATAACCTAATACATCTTCTTTCGTCATTAGTTTAACCTCCCATATACTTTTAATAGATGCTTGTACACCTTTTCCCAATATGATTTGAACCACGGGTCTTGTGCTGTCAGCATCATTGTTCTTGCGTTATTAATTAAACGTTCTTTACTTGGTTCAAATATTTTACTTAGACTGTTCATCATTTACCTTTTCTATCTCTCCGTCTGCTCTTTCTTTAAGATAACCCATAGCAATCATTAAGTCTACTGCTCTTTCGCTGGCTAACATTGTGCCACGATCCTTACCTAACTTGTAACTCATGTAAATGATTGCACTGATACCTGTAAAAAATAAAACTATTTCCATTATACTCCCATCCAAGCGCCTACTAGAATTGCAATTATACACGCCGGCACCACAATACTCAAGGGCCAAAACTCTAATAGTTCTTTGATTAATATCTGTTTCTCTCTTTTTGTAAGTTTAGTTGATTTCTTTGACATCATTCCTCGCAGGGTTTGTTAGTTTAGATATTGTGTCCTCAACTTCATATAACTTTTCTTCCAACTCAATTATTCTTTTGATGTTAGTTGTAAACTCTAGTTCGTCTTTGATTGCAATCTTTTGCCTTTCTAAATTGGCAACTTGCTCTTTATTGTATTCAGTCTGCATTTTATCTCCTTAGTTAATCTATTATAACACATTTTGGCATTAACAGTCAACCTACTAGAAACCGCATAAAAATTGGGTTTTTAGTAATTGATAATGACATCTGGGTTATTATAGTAATCCAAATCTTGTAATTGCTTTTCAACTCCATTTGGATCATGTTGAAACCATTTTATCTGTTCACCACAAATCGTGCAAACATCATGGGATCGATATCCTTTGGCTTTCGTACCGTGATTCCATTCACCAACTGTGGCTGAACATCCGGTCAAAGCAATAAACAAAATAATTGTTGACATTATTCTCATCATACTTTATATTAACATCACAACACCAAAATGTCAACTGTGCAAAAAGGTTGATTTTATTGGTTTTTTGTAAATAGAGCGATGACAAAAGTACTAGAACACAAACACATTATTATTAGAGCAGAAGTTTCTGAGCCTATCACACGAAGAAATAAAGCAATCAAATTCTTAAATCGTATAATAAAATCGATTGATATGAAAGCAATGTACGGACCTACAGCGTCATACTGCAAAATGAAAGGCAACAGAGGAGTCACAGCATTTGCAATTATTGAAACCAGTCATATTGCCATGCACATATGGGACGAAGTTAATCCTGCTCTTGTACAACTTGATGTGTACACTTGTGGACCATTCAAGCCACAAAGTGTCTTAGATATTATGCAAGAACTAAAGCCTATTAAAGTAGAATACAAGTACCTAGACAGAGAAAAAGGTTTCACAGAACTTACCATATAAATACAACTGCAATTCAAACTAATCTAATGGAGGCAGTTATGAACTTAAATTCCATTCAGATCAATCTACAACTTGGTCAAGAAATACTTGTTGGCAAAAAACAAGAGAAAGCAAGAATAACAAAAATAGAACACTTTGAAAAGTCTGGTGACATTGTGATTAATACCACAAGAGGTACCAGGAAGGTGCTTACATTTAAACTGTGTCCGGTTACAGTTATGGGTGATCCAGCGGATCAATATAGGTAAATATTTGTATGAAGATAGTTGAATTCATATCCAAAGAAGAAGGACCAGCAAGTAAGGCTCTTTGTAGAAGTAAAAAGCCAGACTCTGCTCTTGGTGCCAGTCAACTGGCTTCATGTAAATCACAAGGCTTAAGAAAAAGATCAGGCAAGAAATCATACAAAGTAGGCAAAAAAAGAGTTTACGTTGCAGGAAAAAAGATTAAAGGAAAACCTTATGGTGGTCCTTTACCTTTGTACAAGTAATGATAGAAAACAAATGGACAAATAAAATTCTTGTGAGTACTCCTAAAATGAGAGCCGACAGTGCTTTTGATAGGAGTGTTGTCTATCTGTATGAAGAATCTCCACAACACGTGGCAGGAATCATACTTAACAAACCTACCAGAACAAAATTACAAAAGATATTTCAAGTAAAAGGTTTCAAGACTATTAATATTTCTGATTTAGTTTATTCAGGAGGTCCAGTCAATCAAGGCAATATATTAATGCTTCACACAAATGAATGGAGTTGTAAAAACACTTTACCACTTGAATACGGAATCAGTTTGACAAGTGATGCACAGATGTTGAAAAAGATACATGAACAGGATCAACCAAAGCAATGGAGAGTGTTTAGTGGTTTGAGCCTTTGGTCTCCAGGACAATTAGAAGGAGAAATTAATAGCAAGTGTTGGATGACAGCAGAACCATCTGATGAGTTGGCATTGAACACACCTACCAACTTAATCTACGAGAAGGCAGTTCAAATCTGTAGCAAACAAATCATAGACAAATACATCTAAATTAACTACGCATATAATAAATACAAGTATGATATCCAAAGATCCTTTTGTAAAAATTACTGATGCCTTGAAAGAAGCAGGCAACTATCGTGTGTTCAACGATGTGCTTCGTGAAGCAGGCAACTTTCCTAGAACCATATGGTACAGCAAATACGGAATTAAAAATGTTATCAACTGGTGTGCCAACGATTATTTAGGTATGGCTCAACACAAAGTTGTCCTTGATGCCATGCACACTGCTCTTGACAAGTCGGGTGCTGGATCAGGTGGAACTAGAAATATATCTGGTACAACACACTATCACGTGGCATTGGAATCTGAAGTTGCAAGATGGCACAAAAAAGAATCAGCACTCATACACACATCGGCATTTGTTGCCAATGAGTGGACCTTAATATCATTAACAAAAATTATTGATGACATAGAATTCGTAAGTGATGATAACAATCATGCGTCCTTGGTGCAAGGCATATTAAAAAGTAAAGCACCCAAGCATCTGTTCAAACACAATAATATGGAAGACCTAGAAGAAAAATTAAAAGCAGTTAAAGGCACACCTTGTTTGATATTTGAATCTGTGTACAGCATGGAAGGTGATGTAGCAACTATAAAAGAAATTTTAGATTTAGCAGACAAATACAAAGCAATCACTTACATTGATGAAGTTCATGCAGTTGGACTTTACGGACACACAGGAGCAGGTTGGTTAGAGAAAATTGGTTTGCAAGACAGAGTTGATATTGTTAGTGGCAGTTTCAGTAAAGCAGTTGGATTGCATGGCGGATATATTGCAGGCGACAAAGAAATTGTAGATGCTATAAGAAGTATATCGCCCGGCTTTATATTCACAACCAGCATTCCGCCAGTTATTTGTGCAGGAGCATTGGCAAGTGTTAAGTATCTAAAAGATGATGGTGGAAGAGATTTAAGAAATCAACATCAAGAAAAAGCAATGGAATTGAAAACATTATTAAAAGAAAACGATATTGAAGTGTATCCTAATGAAACACATTTGGTTCCAGTTATGGTCAGAGATCCTATCAAGTGCAAGAAGATCAGTGACACATTATTATTTGATCATGACATCTACGTACAACCGATCAATTATCCAACAGTGGCAAAGGGCACAGAGAGACTGAGATTTGCTCCTACACCTATGCACACTGACGCAATGATAAGTGATCTAACAGATAAATTAACAGAGGTATATCATGATTAAGAAATATATTTTTATGGCTTTAGGATTCATAAGTTTAGCCATAGCATACATAGGCTTCATTACACCAGGAATACCATTCAGTATTTTCCTTGTGTTCTCTGCTTATTGTTTTGCAAAGTCAAACAAGAAGATGGAACGTTGGTTATACAACCATCCATGGTTTGGCAAATTCCTAACAAACTGGACACAGAAGAAAGTGTTTCCGCAAAAGGGCAAATACGCAATGGTATTTGTGATGTCCACTACCTTGGCATTCACTTGGTATTTCACAGGCAATATGAAAGCAGTGTTATGGTCAGGTGTGTTTATGGCACTGGTGGCTGTATGGGCATGGCGTTTTCCTAGCACAGTTGAAGAACATTCTCGAAGGATCAAAGAAGGCAAGAAAATCGGCTGGTTAAAATAGTTGACTTATTTTGGTAGTCGTAGTACAATAAACTCATGACTGATAAATTTCAAGTGACTCCATTGTTTGGTATTCCATTATATCAATCAATGATACAAACTATTGACCAAGACTCTATTGACTTTGTGAAAAGCACAGAGTACAAAAGATATCCTGCTGACAATGGATATGGTAGCACTAACAAATTTTTATTAGACTCACCGAAATTAAAAAATTTAAAGTCTTTAATAATGACACACGCACAACATTTTATTCATGATGTGTTAGATGTCAGCCAAGAAGCAAAATTTGAAATGACCAACAGTTGGAGTAGCAAACACATCAAGGGTGATGAAAGCGGTCCACACAATCACGCCAACAGTATGCTGAGTGGTATTTTGTATCTGCAAACAGATGACAAGAGTGGCGATGTCTTATTTCACAAAGATAAAAATCATTACAATCTTTTCACACCAACTGTGAATGTGCCTTTCAACAATAAGAACTACAACTATTTTAATGTGGAAGGTTGGGCAGTGCGTCCACAGAATAATATGTTGCTTTTATTTCCTAGCACACTTTGGCATTCAGTATTTCCAAGCGAAAGCGACAACGATAGATACTGTGTTGCATTTAACCTATTTGCTTTTGGGCAGTTTGGTTATGACAATGTGACCCAATTAGCAATAGCAAACAAAACAGCCACACTACCACCTAATGAACAAATCTAGCATAAATATTAATGTTATGCACCAACCATTCGACGACGACTTTCCGATGGAGGAGATAAACCTTGTGGATCTCTACAAGGAAGAAGTAGACTTTCTAAAAAAACAAAACGAACATCTTGAACAATCAAAAGACCCTAAGGATCAAAGACAAAGATGGAAGAATGAAATCTGCATAGAATATTTTCAAAACAGAATCAATCAAGAACTTGCCCATATTGAACAAGTTAAACAGCAGATTATAAACCAAAACAAAACAATTCATTAATTTATGTTTAGTTGGCCCGAAAAAATAGTTGGCTACCTATTATTAGGTTACCTAGTTTATGTACTAGTTTGTATGATACTAGGAACATTTAATATATTATAATCACTTGATAAATAACTTTATATGAAAACATCAACTTACAACGTATTAACTATCAGAAGCCATGCGTGGTTGATGTACCTACCTCAATACATTCTGGGTTGTGTTTATCACAAACCTGGTATGTTGTCAAGTCAGTAATAATAGTACTGAACATACACACAAAAGGATTTAAGTACTATTATGAAATGGTTAATGATTATCACAGTCTGTATCGGGTTCGATTGTAGCCAAATCACTGGTTGGTTTGACACACAGGAAGAATGTCTAGCAGAAAGTTCTAACGCAAAGCAATGGTTCATGACCAACTATCCTGACAGTCACGGTGAAGTTTATTGCGTAGAAGCAGATCCTAGTGTGGTACCTCAGAAAGGACAACCAATTTAAATTAAATACTAATATGAAGACCTTAATTGCATTTTTATTATTATGGATCGGCGCAGAGACTGATTACAATGTAAAGGTGCCTCACCCTGCTATAATTCAGATGTCACAGACAGAAATGAATGATATGTTCTATGGTGAGGAAAAGACAGGCACTGGCAAATTACACGCATTTTACGATCCAAAAAGTAATACCATCTACTTGAATGAAAACTTTGACATTCACAATGCGTTCGACAAAGGCATTCTACTACATGAACTTCTTCACTATGTGCAAGACATGAACGAAGTTGTTGGTGAAAAATTTGAATGTTGGCGAGCAACCGAGTTAGAGGTCTATGAATTACAAAAGAAATACCTTTTAGAAGTACACGGAGTAGTATTTGATTACGATGAACTGTTCGTGAGGATGTCGGCAGTGTGTAACCCAAATATGTATTAAACACTCCATTTCACAGCAAACCTATCATCAAAATAGCATATTGACATTCGATTTGGTAGATGTTATGCTAATTGAATCAATGAAATCCTACTTTATAATTCATCTGCTTACGGTAAATACACAAAATAGGGTTAAAATATGAAAAAACGCACAAGAAGTATCTTAGACGAGTTGAGAAATATAGGACGTGTTCAAGACACAGAAGCCTTTATTGAAACAACTGGCAGTAATATCATCGAAAGTGCTGTGAATATCATGCAAACGATCAAGGAAAACTATCCACCTGAAGTGGCACAGGAACTTGAAAGACGTTTTATTAACTCTATTAAAAATGGTGATCCAAAGAAATTCAGAGTTGGGATCAAAAAAATTATCGAAGGAAAGCAAGATGATACTGAATGAAGGCGGTAATGTATTCAAAGATCCTAATGGTCAAATAGCAACTACTCGAATCAACAAAGCAGACGTGGCTCCCACACTAGACTGGTTGGAGAAAGTGACTGGTTTAGAACTCAAAGCAAACACTCTTGGCACAACAGGACTTGCACCAACATCAGGTGATATAGATGTTGCAGTTGATCAGGCAAAATTAAGCAAAGACCAATTGGTAGATGTGTTGAGTCGTTGGGCAATCCAGAACAAACAAGATCCTAAGCAATGGGTAAGAAAAAGCGGAGTCAGTGTACACTTCA